GAATGGTTTGTATTGGCACGAACTCGTCACATGTTGAGTGAGTTAGAAAACGTTTTATATTCTAAAGGATTATATTATCGAAATAAATTCAAGAAAGATTATGAAAAAGATTTATATGAAGCGGTGATTGATTGGGAAAAATGGCGTAAAAACAATAACTTAAATCATGAGCAAATTAAAAGAGTGGCATCCTATATGTCGCCAAATAATTATCAAAAAGAAAATCTTCAATATCGCGATAAGGATAAATCTTACAATATGACAGAAGCTTATAACAGCCAAGGATTAAAAACTAAAGCTGTTTGGTATGAAGCTTTTGATTCTGCTCCACAAACTCAAATTGAATATATTCGAAAGATGAGAGCCAACGGTGAACAACTTAACAAAGAACCACGCATTTTATTATCAACGATTCATGGTGTCAAGGGAGGAGAATGTTCAAACGTAGTTCTTCTTACCGATTTAAGTAGGAATACTCAAAAAAGTATGGATCGTTTTCCAGATGATGAGAATCGATTGTTCTATGTTGGAGCAACACGAACCAAAGATCATTTACATATAATCAGACCCAAAGATATTTATAAGGCATTTCGTTTATGAACGCTTATAATTTTTATTATTGGGGACCCCTTCTTTTTAAAATAAAAATGCAACAAGGAGATTTAAAAAAATGTGTTGACCTTTGTAGCAAAAAATCCAGTGAAGTTGATGAAACATTGGCTGGAGTTATTAAACACCAACATTACATTAGCGCTACACACTATAGTAAAATCATCAATCCTTATTTAAGCCCTTTTCACCAAGCATATCAGAACTGGTATGGAAAAACCATAACCCAAGTGAACATACGTTCATCCTGGGTTAATTTTATGAGAGCTGGAGAATTTAATCCACCTCACACGCATCTCAACTGTGATTTATCTAGCGTTTTATTCATTCAAATTCCTGAAGGATTAAAAGAAGAACATCAAAAATTTACAGGAACGGGAGGCGGACCAGGCACACTTTCTTTTACTTACGGGGAATTTCAGCCACATAATATTTCCACTAGAGTCTTCTTTCCCGAAGAAGGAGACCTTTTTATATTTCCAGCAACCCTCACTCATTTCGTTGCTCCTTTCTTGTCCAAAGGAGAAAGAATATCCCTGAGTGCTAATTTTGACTTGCAATAATGAGCGTATATAAAAAACAAATCGGAGGAAACCATTATATAAAATATAAAATTCAGCCAAGTCAATTCGTTGTAGAGAATAAATTGCTTTATCCTGAAGGAAGTGTTATTAAATATATCTTAAGACATCAGGATAAAGGAGGAAAGGAAGATTTAGAGAAAGCCAAACATTTTATTGATATGATTATTGAAAGAGATTACGAAGAAAAGAAAGAGAAAACAGAAACATGGATAGAAGGTTATAAAAAGTGGAAAGCTGGTAAATGATGTTCGAGGCTCAAACCGAATGGATAGCCCCGGACAATTTTCCAGACCTGAGTGGGTATAAACTCATAGCCATAGACTTAGAAACAAGAGATCCCGATCTAAAATCTAAAGGATCCGGTGCTGTTATAGGTAATGGAGAAATTATTGGAGTTGCTGTAGCAGTGGATGGTTGGTGTAAATATTACCCCTTCGGTCATGAAGGTGGTGGTAATTTAGACAAAAAGAAAATTTTAGAATGGGTTAAATCAGTGTGTGCAACTGAAGCAACTAAAATATTTCATAATGCCATGTATGATATTTGTTGGCTTCGTTCTTATGGAATAAAAGTTAATGGGCATATTGTCGATACGATGGTCATGGCTTCTTTAGTTGATGAAAATAGAATGCGTTACACTTTGAATGCATTAAGTTGGGAATATTTAGGAGAAAGAAAAAATGAATCGACTTTATTTGAAGTTGCAAAAAATTGGGGCATAGATGCTAAAGCAGAATTATATAAATTACCAGCAATATATGTAGGTGAATATGCAGAAAAAGATGCTTATTTAACATTAAATTTATTCAAACGACTATCAACCGAAATTAAAAAAGAAAATTTAACAGAGATATTTAATCTAGAAACTCAACTCTTTCCTTGCCTAGTAGATATGCGATTTAAGGGCGTCCGAGTAGATGTCGAAAAAGCTCACCAATTAAAAGAAAAATTACTAGAACAAGAAAAGCAATTCCTGACAGAAATAAAAAAAGAAACAGGGCAAGACATTCAAATATGGGCAGCACGATCGATTGCCAAAGTTTTTGACAAATTAAAACTACCTTATGAAAGGACCGTAAAAACAAATGCGCCATCATTTACCAAAAATTTCCTGCAAGAACATATTCATCCCGTAGTTAATAAAATAGCAAAAGCCAGAGAAATAAACAAGGCACATACTACTTTCCTAGATACCATTTTAAGATATGAACATAAAGGTAGAATCCATGCTGACATTAATCAAATAAGATCAGACCAGGGTGGTACAGTCACTGGAAGATTTTCATATTCCAATCCAAATTTACAACAAATTCCTGCACGCAACAAAGATCTCGGACCAATGATTCGATCCCTATTCATTCCCGAAGATGGTTGTGTGTGGGGATGTTTTGATTACAATCAACAGGAACCTAGACTTGTAGTTCATTTTGCAGCAACTACCGCAGGCATAAAAGAAAACGCATCTGTAAAAGAAATCGTAGATAATTATTCCAACAATGATATTGATTTCCATAAAACCGTTGCCGATATGGCAGGCATCAGCAGACTTCAAGCAAAAACTATTAATCTTGGATTATTTTATGGAATGGGTAAAGCCAAGCTACAAGCAGAATTAGGGTTGAGCACGAAACAAGAAGCTGAAGAATTATTCAACCAATATCATGATAGAGTTCCTTTTGTTAGAGATCTCATGAATGAAACATCAAGATGGGCCTCAAGAGAAGGAGAAATTAGAACTCTCCTAGGAAGAGGTTGTAGATTTAATAAATGGGAACCGGCCCAATTTGGCATGCACACACCTATGACATGGGAAGATGCAATGAAAAAATATGGTGAAAACAGAATCCGAAGAGCCTTTACCTATAAAGCTTTAAATAAATTGATACAGGGATCTGCAGCAGATATGACTAAAAAATCAATGCTAGATTTATATAAAGAGGGTATTATAGCTCATATACAGATTCACGATGAACTGGATATTTCTGTAGAATCTGATAAGAAAGCTAAACGAATAATTGAAATAATGGAAGCTTCAGTTGACCTAGAAGTACCGAACAAGGTAGATTATGAATCAGGGAAAACTTGGGGTAACATTTACGATTAGGAGGAAATATGGAACACGCAAAAAAATTATGGGCATTAGCATTAGCTCATAAAAAGGTTTCTATTGCAGCAGCAGTAGTAATCGTTCTAATAATCATAGCAACTTAGGACTTTATGTTGGATGGCATACTTAAACGCAACCATTCCTGCGACGTACGCACAGGTCAGGAGAGAGTATCTCTATGACCTTTCCGGACATGTTGGAGAAGCTGAAGACTGTATCATCTTTGGTATGGCATCGATTTCAGGGAAGGCTATACTCTTTCATGCAGTTATGGAAAACGGTGCTATCTTCTATCGTTTACCGATTAGTGCCTTCATACAAAGAAGCTTTGATGTCAAAAAAGTTCCTAGGATGCGACTTGACGAGCTGGAGCTATGGAATTGCTTTAGTTACTATCCTAGTATTGTCACTTATGATATCCTTTTAGGACAGTCTGGAAAATATATAGGTAAAGATAAAAAATGGTATAAGGGAACCTATCTTTTTACAGTTGACTGGGCCCACCCAGAGAGTAATATAGTCGATACCGATCATTCGGAAATTCCGCACGAACATAAGTGCGCACACATACTAGCTCTTGAAAACGGCAACTATGCGGCTCAGCCAAACAATAGATTAATATGGAGTATCCCATCTTTCACGGTGAAAGATGAAGTGCCAGATTGGAAGGTACAAACAAGTGATTGGACTGTTGAAGATACTACCAAATGGAGAACGGAAGACTCAGACAAGTTCTTCTATGAAATTGAGGAGACCAAAAATGATTAAAAAATGGTGGAAAAAATTTATGGATTGGTTCTTTAAGGATTTTTATAAAGAATGAAGTGTAAAAACTGTAACTGTAATTGTCACTGTTCTTTAAAGGAACATTCTGATATGTATGGCGTATGTTCATGCAATGATTGTGACTGCAAAGAAGAATGCGAAGCATGCCAATAGATAAAAATAAATGTTGTAATGAGCATACAAAAGAGAAGGAGCGATCTGGTGAATGCTGTCAGCAAGAAGAACAAGAGCGCGCAGAACAGCGCACGTATGAACACTCAATTAAAACAAAGGAGCAAAATGAATAAATTATTTCTAGTGCTCGCACTGTTATTTGCCTTGAGCGCCTGCTCGGTAGGCAAAAAATGTACCTATACACAAGATGGCACAAAGATTTCATCTTATGTATGGTTCTACGGTAGCGACAAACCGATTGATTTAGACAAAAACAACTGTTCTTAGGAGTTTATGGAAATTGATGAAGTATTTACATGCATTTTTAATACTGACACTAATGGTGTGTTCAACCAAAGCGATAGCAGGATCCACTCAGTCTAACGTTTCTGGATCCAATACCGCTATAGAAGGCGGATATGAATCTAGTACAACTTACGAATCAGGAAGTGAATCAAGCTCAACTACATCCAATACAACAACTTCTAATATAAGATCGTCGCCTCCTACCGCAGGAGCACCTTCCTATAACTCTATGACTCAGGATGTCTGTGCTGTTGGCGCATCCGCAGGATTACAAACATTTGGTGTGGGTATTTCAGGTGGAAAA